CAAGACAAAGATGAAGTCTTACTTAATGATTGGGGTGGATCAGAATGCTGGTGGATAGAAGACAAAGCAGCGAACATTAAAATGGGTAACGATGCTGGACTAAACAGTATCCTTATCGATCATGCATGGAACAGAGATAATGAATATGTTTGTGCTCGTGCAAGAACTTGGAAAGACGTTTATAATATAATTGAAGGAGATTTATAATGGTAGTAACAGCTGAAAATAGAGAAGAATACTTCAGATCACAAAATAAATTTTATGTAGCTGGTTGGGTAGCGAATGAACAATGTGAACTACCACAATCTTTACCTGAGTCTTGTAGGGATAACCCTGTTGTTGTCAAGCAATATGAAGATTACATTGCTGGATATGGAGATTGCGTTGCGAATATCGAATGTTTAAGCGCTGAGATTGTATAAATAAGCCTATATCACATAGGATAATTAAATGTCGACGACACAATTGTTTGAGGCGCTTGAAGATAACGTCAAGCGTATGGGTATGATGGGACAGTGGTATCAAAGGTATGACATATCTGAAGCTGCTGAAAAATCAAGAAGAATTATTGATGAATTAAAGAAGGAATTGGACCCACCGTGTGGTATGAGTAGAAAATGAATGGGAGGTAACCATGGCGTTACTGGAAGATATAGTTAATTTTTGTAAGAAAGAATTGAGTATACCTCAAGAGATTTTAGTATCTGTAGAGGTTGAAGATATATCAGAAGATAATGTTAAAGGTTGGACCACTGATTCTGCAGAAGATGATGAGTACGATATTGAGATTGATACAGGTCTTAGTTTCAAAGAAACTATCTTAACTTTGTGCCACGAGATGGTACATGTCCAACAACTTCACGAAAATCGTGAGCTTGATGAAAATGAAGCTTATGAAAAAGAGAGTACGTTGTATAAAAAATATATAAATAACTCTCAGTAGTTAGTCCCTACTCAAAAAAGGATATTTTTGTTTAAATAAAAAGGAAAGTATATGTTTAAAAAACTACTAGTCGCGACGGCGGCAATGGCAGTATCCGCAACTACGTTTGCTGGTATTAGTCTTTCGGGTTTGTATGAGGGTACGCTAGATTCACATGGCACATACTCTCAAGACATTCATACTACGATGAAGGGAACTGCAGGCGCGTCAAGCGTAACCGTTGTTCTTGATAAAGATTTCAGCGTAGATGACATGTGGGTAGAGAGCACAGCTGGTGTTCTTACTCTTAAAATTGGTGACTGGTCAGGAGATGATCCTGATGTAACAAAGATCGGTGTAAGCACTACACTAGGTGCATACACAGTTGGTCTTAGCCAAGTAAGTGGTGGTTCTACTGAGGTAGATGCAAGTGGAACAATTGGTGGTATTGCATTAGCAATGACTAACATCACAAATGAAGCAAGAGAAACTACTGCTTCAATTACATCTGGTGGTGTATCAGCTAAAGTGGTACACAATAAAGTCACAGCAGGACATAACGCTGAAGTTACAGTTGGTACAACTGTTGCTGGCTTAGGTCTTGAAGTAGTTCATGATAGAAATGCTGGAGCAACAAATGACAACGAAGTATCGGTCTCTCGTGCCATTGGTACTCTAGGTACTGTTAAAGGTACTTGGAACAAGACAGATGCAGCGACTCCTGTTACTACAAAGACTGTCGAGTTAACTCGTGGTATTTGGACAGGTTCGTGGTCACAAGTTGATAGCGCAGACGCTACAGTTAAGCTTGAGGCAAAACTATCGTTCTAACTTAGATATGGTACTCTAAGTAACTCGGGGGACTTTCCTTATTAGGTCCCCCATCTTTAAATAATGGAGAAGTCATGGAATATAACAATACAAAACTTATGAGCGAATACTACAAAGATGATGGTAGTGTTGCAAAGATTTATCAAGTAGTAACAGGAATGGATGGAGAACATTCGTTCTTTTCAATAACATACAAAGACCCAGCCGGTAATCGTATTATGCAAGAAGATTTTCCATACAAAGCATTACAATATGTGGAAGATGCTGCAGAAAACTGGACTAAGGGTATCAAATTATTAAAGGGTTAAAAATATGTCAGATTTCGATTTTGGTTTTACTCTTGTAGACGAAGATGAATTAGACGTTGCACAGAAACTAGAAACAACAAAAGCAGCAAGTACATCAACACAAGATAAACTAGACAAATTATACAACGCAATCGGTCCGTTGTTAAACAACTTGAAGGCAAATCCTGAGAAGGAATATATCAAATGGCCTAATCGAGTTGAGAAGGTAGAAGCCTTTGAAGATCATATTCAAAAAATTTATAAAGGCTAGTATGTACAAAGGTCTATATACATGTTATAATATACCTAACACAAACTAAATAGGATTACATTATGGCAAAACGTAAGATGAGTGAAGAGCAACGTAAGGCAGCTGCGGCCAATCTGGCCAAAGCAAGAGCAGCAAAGAAACCTGCTGCATACAAAAGTATCGCACCTAATGTTATTGCATTAGATGACGACCATGGGTTATCTCTAGTCAATGTAAAGAGATATATCAAAGCAACCACAGAAAAAATGGCAGCATTAAGACGTGGTGTTCAAACCGGTGAAAAAGGTGCACTTGCAAAATACGAATCAGCAAGAGTATATAAAAACCATTGCCAAACTTATTTGAGAGAAGGTGTATGGTCACTTGATTTCTATGGTGAGAACGAAGAGAAACCTATTTATTGGTCTACACTTGTTCCAGCTTATGATAAGGATGGAGTTCAAAAATGAGTGAGGATATAAACAAGAAAGCATTCTCAAACTTAGTTGAAACTTATGTCCGTACTCATAGAGGCTGTGCATACATGGATGCAGTGATTACCGTTTGTGAAGACAACGAGATTGATATTCGCGATAGTAAAAAACTGATCTCAAAGGAAATAGTAGAGCATATAGAGTACGAAGCAAAGAAACTCAATCTACTACAAGGTGGGCATTCACCAGTTTTGCCTGTATGAGAATGACAGGATATGAGGCCTTTACATTACATAACGCAATTAACCTCCACTTTAATGGATCTTACGATTGCTTTAAGTATAATTTTAAAACTAATGTAACTGAAAAGACGTATTGGAAAAGGCCAGATAAATTTCAGTTAACAAAGATTGGTAAAAGGTTTAAGAGTAAAGATGATATTATTATGTACTTTGCTGCACATCAAGTAGCAGGTAATAAGTATAGTGGTGATATGATCAGAGACGAAGAGACTTATACCAAGTTCCTAAAGATTATAGATAGTATGTCTTATGTATTTAGGAATGAGTTAGAACAGATTTCAGATGTAAAGTTTGATGATCTATTGGAAATAGAAGATACATATCCAAGGATAATCCAGCTTCATCTCGAAGGCACGGTTTCATTAGAGACTGTGTGTATAATAAACCGCTTGACTGGGTTTATTGATAGGGCGAACAAACAGATCACAGAAACTATTCTATGGCCTGATTTGTTTAATAAGATATCGAAATATCAGGCTTTCTTAAAGTTTGATGACAATAAGTTTAAACGTATTATTGTTGATATCTTTAAATAAAGTATGTACTTTTGCAAAAAGTATGATATAATATAAACGATATAAATTAATATAAATTTTTAAAGGAGATGTACAATGAGTTTTGCAGACTTAAAGGCAAAGGCTAATGACATGAGCGCATTAGTGGGTGCGGCCGGAACAGGCACTCAAGAAAAGAAATCATATGGCGACGATCGTATGTGGAAACCCACGGTAGATAAAGCAGGTAACGGATATGCTGTTATTCGTTTTCTACCAGCAGTTGAAGGTGATGACTTACCTTGGGCTAAATACTGGGATCACTTCTTCCAAGGACCAACTGGACAATGGTATGTTGAGAAATCACTCACTACTATTGGTAAGGACGATCCTGTGTCAGAGATGAATTCTAAACTTTGGAATACAGGTATTGAAGCTGACAAAGATCTTGCACGTAAGCGTAAGCGTAGACTACACTATGTGTCAAATATCTATGTTGTCTCAGATCCTGAGAATCCTGAAAACGAAGGTAAGGTATTTCTATATACCTATGGTGCTAAAATCTTTGAGAAGATTATGGATAGCATGCAACCTAAGTTTCAAGATGAAACACCAGTTAACCCATTTGATATGTGGAAAGGTGCTAACTTTAAAATGAAGATCGCTAATGTTGCTGGTTACAGAAACTATGACAGATCTGAATTTGCTCCTGCTGAAGCATTAAATGCCGATGACAATGTGCTCGAAGGTATTTACAATAAGCAGTATGCACTAAGTGAGTTTACTGATCCATCATCATTTAAATCTTACAGTGAGCTTAATCTTAAGCTAACTCGTGTATTAGGTGAAGAAGTTAAAATGCCAGCAGTCGAAGATGATGCTCCATTTAATGATGCACCTGCAATGTCTGATCCTGTTGCGACAGCTGCTGATCCAGTAGCCAGAGCTGATTCAGACAATGATGATACTATGAGTTATTTTGCTAAACTAGCAGCTGAAGCTTAAGAGTTAATCAGTTTGAGAAGGGGACGATCGTCCCCTTTTTTTTATTGTGCTAAAGAACCGTTAGGATGCCATAACATTGGATTCGATGGTAATAAGCTTGGAGGATATACACCAAACACAACTTTTTCCTGACTATGCATAATAGTAACGCTCGTCTTACTCGTGTTATCAATAATTGTTGCGGGTCTCTCAACAACTTGGCGCTGTTGCATTCTTATTTCATCACGAAATTGTTGTGAATCCATAATATCTTGTTTTAGATTAAGCATATCCATTACATTATTACCGCCACCAATTGTACGATTAACTATAAACTCACCAGAGTCAGTTGCTCTATCAGAAGATCGTTGTGCTAGTGATATTCCTTGGTTAGCCATTGCCATTGCGGCAACTTGTCCGACTGGTGTACCGGTTACTGGTATATCATCATTCCAACCTAACCACTCCCTAACTCTTGCAGGAAATAAACTTTTAATCATTGACATTATATTATTAGGTATATTAAAGATAGTTTCCCACATAGAATCCCATTTACTTTTAAACCCGCTCT